TGTAACTTGTATAAGTCTTCTAAGACAATTCACTTTGTGAATTGGACCTATAAGCACCGCGCTCTAACCAACTGAGCTACAAAACCTTTTTACTTGCTTTGTTCAATACTATTACAATGTTTATTTTCTTTAAGTATATTTATCTTTTATTAGGATAAGTTTCACGTAACCATTTATCATATTCGGGGGTTAATAAACCCTGATCACGTCAACTTTCAGGTAATTTAGGTAATCTTTCATCTTCTAAATCAGTCCACCAACTTGATGAATCACTGTTTTGGATTTCCATTTTTACTTACATATTTTATTTTTAATTAGAGTTTGTTTCTTCTTCTTTCTTCCATGAAAAACAACTTAAAAACCAAGTTCCTAAAACTACCCACATAGAACTTAGGGCATCTGACCCATGATTAATACACCATCGAAATCCATAACAATGTGGCGACGTAATTAAAAACGGAGAAGAAATAAACCCATAAAAATTTAAGGGTGTACAAAAATGAGTGTATAAATGGCTAGAAGTATAATGTAAAGTAGCCCATACAAAATAAATACCACCAACCTTCCAAGCCTGTTTTACAATAGACTTGATCATTTTTTTATTATTATTTTTTTTTCTCTAAATAATAATAAAACAATGAGTGAAAGTAATTGTAAATTACCAGTAGGATTAACCGTAGGGTTAATATTTTTTTTAGCAGCCGCAATATTTTTTGGTATTTATTGGGCTATGGGCAAACAGATCCTTGGATTTCCTAAGAAAAACAATTACAACACGGAAAAAGGTATTAATATAAAAATTAGTGAAGACATGAATGAAGAGCTTCGTGAATTGTTTCAAAATTTCATTTATACTATGCAATACACGAGCTGTAAATCACCTGTCTTAATAAAATCAAAAGATGAATTAGTTGCTATGTTAAATAATTCTGAAAGTAATGATGAAAAAACATGCTCTGAAATTAAGAATTATATAAAAACACAATATGATAATAATGTTGCAGAATTTAAAACACAGGAAGAAAAAGATACAGCAGAAAAAGTATTTGGTTTGTTCAATAAATTTTTAGATATATTGTGCAATAATAATAATGATACTAAAATTTCCATCAAAACAGCTACAAGTTTTTTTATTAAAATATTTAATCAGGTTTGTCCAATAAAGGATTTAGAAGAACATGATGTACTTGATTTAAATGTATTTTTCAAAAACAACAACAACAACAACAACAACAACAACAACAACAACAACAACAACAACAACAACAACAACAACAACAACAACATGTCAGAAGATGAGTTTAATCAAATGTTAAGTGACGATTATGGAGAAAATTGAGTTGTTGCACAAGTTCTAGCTAATTTATCCACTTCACCATTCCATTTATTTCCATTATGAGCCTTTACCCATATAAATTGGATCTTCGGAGTTTTCAATTCATAAAGTCGTTTCCAAAGCTCCTTATTTTTTACTTCTTTTCCATTTGATGCTCTCCAATTATTTTTAATCCATTTTTCTATCCATTCTGTTATTCCTTTCATAACATAATTACTATCTGTGTAAATAGAGAATTCTTCATATCCATATTCTTTGGCTTTTTTAATCCCATGTATTGCACCTTTGAGTTCCATGATATTGTTGGTTGTGTTCTTTTCGCAACCAGACACTTGAAAAATAATTTCATCATCATTTTCTATACCAATAGCTCCGAAACCTCCACTACCCGGATTTCCCAGACAACTCCCGTCTGTAAATACTTTCATTTTTTTCTTAATATATGTATTAATTATTTTTTTAAATTGGAAGATATGACCTATAACGATATTTTGCATAAATCAAAGAAAATGAACACAAAAGAACTATGGAATTGCTAATAACAACTGGTAAACTGTGGATGAAATATCCATAAATTATGAAAAGAACATTTGCAGAAAATTGTAAAAATAAATAGGATAGTGAAAGATCATTTGCCTTTTTTTCTGAAAATGTTTTATATACCTGTGGAAGCATTGTCACACCAAGAATGCATGTTCCAGTGTATCCAAGAGTATCAATAATTGTGGAATTCATTTTTAAATTTTTAAGAGTTCATTTGTTTAATTAAGTTCTTAAAAATTTATTTATTTTTAATTTTTTTTTAAAAATATCCTATAAAAAAAATTTAGTTGGAGAAGGCTAGACCACCCATACCTGACTGAATGCGGAGAACGTTGTAGTTAACCGCGAACATGGACTGAACTTCGCAACCTGAGGCCGCCTTGGTCTGCACTGAAACCTGGGCGTTGTCAATACGGGAGAAGTTGCAGGTACCAGTTGGCTGATGCTCCTCGGGTTTGAGGGCAAAAGAGTAGCAGTAGATACCTGGGTAAGGGTTACCGCTGTGGTGGTTGTAGGGCTGAACCTGGTTGAAGTACTTACCGGATTGCTCCTTGAAGCGGTCCTGACCATTGAGGATGAGCTTGAAGGTCTGTAGAGGAGCACATTGTTTAGTGGCACTACCAGAAACACCTTCCTCTGACCAGTAGGTATACCCGGTGACCGATGCATTGCTACTAACAAGTAGGTGTGGGCAACCACCCGCAACACCTGGGCGTAATTGGAGATCACCCACATCCACATTTGATGTGGCACTTGGGTCGACGGTCATTACAACATGTGAGGTTTCTGGACCAGTAAAGTTCCATAGAGCGTTTGTGTTGGCAACGGTTGAGGTATTGGAATAGCACCACACAAGCTCCTTTACTGGGTGGTTGTAGGATAGACGTACCTGCTTGGTGCTACCAACAGTGACTGTGTCGGTACCAGTGTGCTGCACCTGCTCAATGAGGTACTCGTGACCCTTCTGCGCGAAGCGGCGGCGCTCCTCGGTGTCGAGGTACACGTAGTTGGCCCAGACTTTGGGGGCAGTAGCACCGAAGTAGCTAGTGTATTTATCGCCAAGGTCAATGTCGAGGCGGACCTCGTGGTATTGGAGGGCGATGAGGGGTAGGAATAGACCTGGGTTACGGTTAAAGAAGAAGATGAGGGGTAGGTAGACCTTACCCTTGGAGGTTGTGAAATCGACGGGGTTGTCACTCGCTGAAACGGTGGAAGTCATCTTGCCCCACTGAGCTTTCTTGGCATCGTCAAGGTAAAGCTCGGAGTATAGGCGCCACCAGCGTTGATAGTGCTTGTCAATGCGCTGACCACCAATGGTGAGCTCAATGTCAGCAACGGCGCGCTCGGCGACCCAGCAAGTGTCACCTCTTGGGTTAGCAACAGTCTGATCCGCGGCGGACGTATTGAGTAGGCCAGCCGCGATTTCTAGCTCGAGGTACATCTCACCAACTAAGTCACCGTTACGGGCAACAGTCACTGATAGGCGGCCGCTGGTGGAGGCGGTACCGTTCACAGTCTGCTCGATGTTCTCCATCGCGAAGTTGGTGTGCTTCTTGTACACCGCCTGAAAAAAGGTTACTTTGGGGCTACCGGTGAGGTAGACATCCTGAGCACCATAAGCTACGAGTTGCATAAGACCACCAGACATTTTGTATAATTGTTATACTATATGCCAACATTTTTTTTCAGCTGAAAATTTTACACTCGCGAAAAATCGCTCAGATTTTAATGGACTGTATATTTTAATCATGAGCACACGCAATAGCAAAGTAGCATTCGAGGATCTTCCAGAAGAAGAAGATGAATTTGATTTGAACCCTGACGGGGACGATGAAGAAGAAGACGATGACGATGACGATGGCGATGAAGAAGAAGATGGAGACTTCAACCTTGAAATGGAAGCTATGGATGAAACATTGGCTGCATACTTGACTACGGAGGATGGAGACAATGTTGCTACCGCCCTGATGTCTATCAGTGACAACATTGAAAAGCTCAATGCCACTATGGATGTCCAAAATAAAATTCTTATAAAAATTGCTTCTCAACTTGTTGGCAAAAAAAATTAGATTTAAAAAAATAAATTGAAGTAATAGTAAGCAGCTTTTATTCCATTCTCAAAAAATGGAAACTAAATACCTGAATGATCTTTCAACTGAAAATGAATCTCGTCTTGAATTAATAAGTAACAAAATTCAGAGTTATAATGCTGAACAAATTCTGACTTGTATTACACAATTCGAAGAGAGATGGGGGCTCCATTGCACACAAGATAGGATGTACCCCCTTCAAGGCCCTTTTAAACAATTTTACGGCGACGAACAACTTGATTCTGTGACTGGTCTTCCCCTGGAATTGGATATTGAGTATGTTTCCGATTCGCATCGAAGAAATAAGAGATTTCTTTCTGAACTTTTGAATCGTGCAAAATCTTTGGAAATTTCAACAGACATCTCAGAAGATATTAATGAAAATGAGTTTACTGTCTTTGATAGGATTAAAAGGTTGATTGATACAGCTGGTGACATGTATGAACTTGTTTTTCGGTATGGGCGGTTATTTGATCGTATTAATAATCCAATGTATATTCCCACCAACCCCGAGGCTGATCATATGCTTTACAGAGAACAGACACTTGACACAGAAAACATAACACCATATCAAAATCTTATTTTGGCACTTTTGAAAAACACATATGAAATGAATTACAGGCGTTACAAGGATCATTGTTGTTCACAAATTAAGACAATTGATGGGCACTACACAAAGGCTTGGAAAGCTGTAATGCCTATTTCAGAGTTTGTTTATGAAATGGCTCAAAAGGAGACGAATGGTGACATGTGGCGTGACCTGACACAAAAGGCTTCACACGCCCGGGATGTTACAAATCATTTGTCAAAGTGTAAGGATATTCAGTTTCCTGAAATTAAAAAGAACCGAAACTATTGGTCATTTAGTAATGGTATTTTTGCTGGAAAACTTATAAATTCCAAAAGTGGTGACTACTATTGTAAGTTTTTTCCGTATGATAGTGCTGAATATCGATGCATTGATCCTTGTGTAGCAAGTTCAAAGTTCTTTGATCTTCCCTTTCACAAAGAATTTATGGATACACCGGACTGGTATGATATTCCCACACCTCATTTTCAGGGTATTTTGGATTATCAAAAGTTTGAACCGGATGTGGCGAAGTGGATGTATGTCATGGGTGGGCGCCTTTGTTTTGATGTTGGCGAACTTGATGGGTGGCAAGTTATTCCCTTTTTGAAGGGTATTGCGATGTCCGGCAAGTCAACTATTATTACAAAGGTATTTAAGAAGTTTTATGAATCCGAAGATGTAAGGACACTTTCAAATAATATTGAGCGAAAGTTTGGCCTTTCAAGTATTTATGATGGATTTATGTTTATTTCACCAGAAGTGAAGGGTGATCTTGCACTTGAACAGGCTGAGTTTCAATCTTTGGTTTCTGGTGAAGATGTCTCGCTTGCTGTGAAACATGAAAAGGCGAAATCAATTGAGTGGAAGACTCCTGGTGTTTTAGCTGGAAATGAAGTTCCAAATTG